ACTCCCATATAAAATACTACACTAAGTAATAGAATCTCTCCTAAAGTCCTTCCACTTCGGTGGACTTTCTGAGGGTATTCTTACTCTCATTCTTTACAATCACGGTTACCTTTATTATTATCATGGCTAATGATAGCACTGTTATCTCCGAAGCTTTATCAAAAGAAGCTGATAGAGTAACTAAATACAATGGTGATTTAAAAGATTACTTATTTAGTATATCTATTAAATCAAAAGGGGCTGGTTTACGTTCTTTAGAGATTAATAGCCAATGTAAAGGGTTACTCTCTGAAGAAACTGTTACTAACTAATCCAATCAATTCTTATTACCCACATGCAAAATCACAGTCAAAAAGTGTACACCGAGCTACTAAAGTTAGATCCACAAGATAATACTAACTTGAAACCTCGTAAAGTATACACTGAACCGAACATTCAAGCGGTTCGTAAACACTACAACACACATTCATGGGGGTAATTTTTAATGTCTGATTTTAAAAAGTATGAGTTCTCTATAAAAGTGAGGACTAATCATGATCCAAGAGATGCAATCTTTGAGATTGTTAATCAATTAAAGGGTATTCTTCCAGTATTATCTATTGAACACAGATTGATAGAAGAAAGAGATACTAATATTGAACACCATGGAGGTGTAACTGAAGATGTTAGTATCTAATTGGAGATTTCACAGTCAAAAGTATAACAAAAGAACGTTAAAACCTCAAGCATTGAGACAATCTAGGAAAAGATTAAAGTCTTTAATTAGAAAACTTAATGTTAATGAGAATCGTTCTCAACAACAACCTTAATTGACATTGAACCATGGATGATGTGACAACCAACGGCAAGGACGCATTTCGACATTACAGATGTAGCCTTGAGAGTGGACGAGACTTTATGATCCTCGCCACTGATGACATGGACGCAGCATACACAGCTTATGATGAAGCTGCTCTCATGGATGATTACCTTATTGATGTTATTCCAGTAGACTAATGGCTAAAAAGAAACCTTACTTCCCTAACAACTGGAAGCAATACAAGGACGCTCCCGCATCTTGGTTCGATCAGATTCTTTTTGAAGAGTTCATGGATTGGAAGATTGCAGGATGGGAGATGCCCTCATCAGTCGTTTGTATGATTCGAGAGACTAACAAACGTACTGGTAAAGTTACAGAATATGTCTATCAAAGAGAACACGCTGCTAAAAACAAAGCACGTGAGATAATGGACATGGGTGAAAGTGAATTCGTAGTATGCACACCCACCGAAATACACTACATGCAACCAATGGAGGATGATTACAATGAGTATGACGACCCGCTCGCCTGATGATATATATGCTTATGAACAGCAGGCTCTAGATTTACTTCCACTTGATCACCCACATTACGATGAAATCAAGTCACTATTAATTGACCAAATTAATGATGAGCTGCATGACTACAAACACACCACTGTCGCTAATTGAGAAACAAGTAAACCTTGAAAGAGATCAAGTTAGACAAGGACTCAAACGGCTTAGAGACCAAAGTATAAAACTAGAGGATAAAAGTTATGCGTCAGCTACTGTTTACGGTATCGCTAGTATTGACACTCTTCTACCTACGTTGGTTCATAGAATTGAGCAAACTGTTCTTCGGATACACGAGGGACACAATGGAGTGGCCTTTCGGGACATTAACGAGTACTTATCTAAACTTGAGCCACTTGCAGCTGCTGCTATAGCGTGTAAGTTAACCTTTGATAAGGTATTCAGTTTCAAGGAAGGTAGTAATTTTGCAGTTAATGTATGTGATTCGATAGGACATGCTATAGAAGACGAGTGTCAGATGAGACACTATGAGACTGAGGCACCTGGATTATTAAATACTCTTAAGAAAAACTATTGGCATTCATCATCAGGGACGCATCAGAAACTTGTTAACATTCAAACATTAATGAATCGTTACAATGTAGAAAGATGGAAACCATGGGGAAGGTCAAGACGAGTTAAGTTAGGAGGTTGGTTACTTGATTGCATCATGGAATCTAGCGGTTGGTTTTACAAGCAACCCATTAGAGAAGGTAGAAAGACTACGCTATATGTAGTACCTACACCTGAATTCCTAGATATCAAGGATGAAATCATGTCTAATGCTGAGTTATTCAGTCCATTAGCGTGGCCAATGTTAATAGAACCTAAAGATTGGACTAATGATGAGAAGGGTGGTTACATCCTTAACGAGATCATGCAAGGTCATGAGCTAGTGAGGAGGGGCGACCCCTGCCGTATACAGGGAGAAAAACCACTCGCCTTTTTGAATAAGATTCAGAAGGTTGGTTATAAATTAAACCCTTTCACAGTCAATGTAGCCGAGGAGTTAGAGAGACTTGAAAGAAGTGTAGGTAAATTTCTCCCAATAACTCATTATGATCTACCACCTAAACCAGTAGATATTGCAGAAAATAGGGATTCTAGAAAGAAGTACCGGAGAGAAGCTGCAGTAGTAATGAATAGACAGTCACAGGAGATTAGACGTTCGTGTAGAACACGGATGACTATGGAGGCAGTAAGGAGGTTTAAAGATGAAGAGAGGTTTCATATACCTTGGTCTTTTGATTATAGAGGTAGGGCTTATCCTATACCCGCATTTCTTACTCCACAAGATACCGACTTCGGTAAGTCACTTATTCGATTCGCTGATGAAGCAACTTTGACTAAGGACGCATGTGACTGGTTAGCATTTCAATGTGCTACAACATATGGTTTAGATAAGTCTACGATGACCGAAAGGTTAGAATGGGCACGACAGAATGAACCTTTGATAGAGAAAGTTGCTAAAGATCCAATAGGTAGTGTACCTGATTGGGAAGCAGCGGAAGAGCCTTGGCAATTCTTAGCTGCATGTGACGAATACTATCATTGTGTCATTTTAAAAGACAAGCTCTGTACGGGTCTACCTGTTGCCACTGATGCGACATGTAGTGGTCTACAGATCCTAGCGGGTCTCGCCCGAGATAAAAAGACAGCCCAACTTGTCAACGTACTACCTTCAGAACGTCCACAAGATGCATATCAAGTGGTAGCTGAGGTAGCTAAATGGAATTGTCCTGACTCTGTTAAGAATAAGCTTGATAGGAAGTGCGTAAAGAGAACTGTTATGACAATCCCTTACAACGCAAAGCCTTTCAGCAATCGTTCTTACATAAGAGATGCCTTCTTAGAAAAAGGTATAGAATTAGATAAAGATGATCTAACAATCACAGTCAAAGCTGTTAGAGATGCTATGTCTAGAGTAGTACCTGGCCCGATGAAGGTTATGAAATGGATAGAAGATGAGGTAGCTAGAGCTATTAAACGTGGAGTCAAGGAGTTAACTTGGACTACACCTTCTGGATTCGTTGTTGTACAACGTATAATGAAAAGGAAGGTAGAGACTATAGAGCTTAAACTGCTTGGCCGATGTCAAATGAGTGTAGCTACTGAAGAGACTGGAGAAGTAGATAGGTCTAGACACAAGGCTGCCACAGCTCCTAACCTAATCCATTCACTAGATAGTAGTTTACTACATCTAAGCGTAGATAAATTTGATCTACCAATTGCACTAATTCATGACTCAGTATTATGTAGAGCGACAGATATGACTCACCTATCTCATGTAGTTAGGGAGGTCTATATGCACCTCTTCGCTGAGAATGATTACTTAACCGACTTCGCTAACCAGATAGGTGCGGAGACGAAACCACCGATTATAGGAAACCTTAAACCGGAATCCGTAATTGACTCAACTTATTTCTTTTGTTAAATGTATTATCCATCATTATTTGATTCTTTCTTTGCTCCCACTAGAGTTATTGTTGTCTCTGAAGAGAGGTTACAAGCAGCTGAACGTAAGGCAAAGCAGGAACAGATAGAAGCCGTTGATGTACGTATCAATGACTTAACTAAATATAGAGATGAATTATCTTCTCAACTGAAGGAGTTAACACCTTCTAAGCCTGGCAAGGATCTAGATCAATTAGATTCAAATAGAGAACCACAATCCTTAGAGGAAGCTCTTACTGGAGCGTGTGATGTCTAGAAACGTACATGTTACTGATAAGCCCGTTACACTTGAGGGATTCCAAGCAATACTAGAACCTAGTAAGTTTGGTTACTCACTCTCGGCTGTTGTTGATAGCAAAGTTATTGACAAACTAGAAACTGAAAGAGCTGAAGTCCTTAAGTGGGCTGAATCTAAATTAAAAAACCCGAAACGCAGTACCCTCAAGCCCGAACCATGGGAAGAGGTTGCAGATGGGAAGTACAAGATTAAATTCTCTTGGAATGAAGAGAAGAGACCACCTGTAGTAGATACAGAGGGTTCACTGTTAACCGATACAAAGACACCACTTTATGCTGGATCGACTGTTAAATTGGGTTTCTATCAAAAGCCCTATATTCTACGGGATGGGGTTACCTATGGTAGCTCTCTTAAGTTGGTTGGTGTACAGGTCGTGTCAGTTAAAGGAGAAGCTGGGGTAGATACTGGTGATTTAGACGCTACGGAAGTAGCTGAACTATTTGGTACTACATCTGGTTTCAAGACGGCTGACCCCAATGTCACCCCAACACCCAATGTAGATGACGAAGAAGACGATTTCTAAAGAGGAATCCCTTGCATGGGCTAAGAAAACCTATGACAAGTTAAAAGAAAAGAGAGATAAACCTATTAAGTTTAGGTCTAAGCTGGAAGAGTCAGTCGCAATGGCTCTCTCCGGCTTTGGCATCTCTTTTGAATATGAATCTACTAAGATTCCTTACACTATTGAACATAACTATCATCCTGATTTCCTTTTACCTAATGGTATTTATTTAGAGATTAAAGGTTACTGGGATCCAGAAGATAGGCGTAAGGTCTTAGCAGTTAAGCGAGATAATCCTGATATAGATTTAAGGATGGTATTTCAAGCACCATATAATACGATAAGTAAGAAAAGCAAGACAACATATGCAAAATGGTGTGAAAAGCA